TTTAATATAATGTTCTCGCATTTCTCTTTTTTGAGATAGGTAAGTGCCGCAACGATTGCTGCTTTATCATGAATACCGAGATGCAAGTCAGAAAGGATTGCGGTTTTGCCCTCGAGTTTAATCGGATTTTTTACCTGCTCTCTTCCGTCAGGAAATTCGTTTAGCCATTCTGGAGAATAGTATTCCAGTTCCGACACATTCGCCTTCCTCCCGACTCCTTTCGTTTTGCGGAGAATCTCTCTGACAAGTTTGTATTCCTCCTCCGAGACCGATACTCGTATATGTCTTTTGTTATTCGACATTATTTTCCCATTCGTATGCGGTAATATCTATCTCGCTTTCTAATACTGCGGTCATATTTTCAGGCGGCTGCCATACCGACAAATCGCCGCTCCAAATAACTATGTTATGTATTTTATTTTCGCTATTTAGAATTACATATCTATCCATGTTTAGCCTATCTCGATAACTACGACAACTCCATTACCACCTGCTCCACCAGCGCCGGAATTAAAACCATTGTCGGAGGCACCACCGCCACCGCCGCCACCGCCATAAGTTCCTCCAGTGCCTCCATTCTTTCCTGTCTGTGCTGTTATGTATCCACCGCCATTTCCTCCAAGCCCAATCGGAACACCACGCCAAACCAAACTTGCTCCGGTCGCTCCGTCTCCAGTTGACCTGCTCCCATATAAAACCGCATTTTGTATCTGACTTGTGCCTCCCGCTCCTCCCGTTTGCGAACCAAACGAAGCGCCCGCCTGTCCAGCACCACCGCCGCCTCCCGTTGTCAGATTGCCTGTTAAGCCATCACTTCCTTGACCGCTCGTCCCTGACCCTCCTTGAGTGCCATTGAATCCGAATGTTGACCACGCACCTCCAGCAGAACCTCCAATTGCGGAGCCGCCTCCGCCCGGTCCTCCTGCTCCTCCACTTCCTCTCGTTGCTTGAAAGAAAGGAGCGTTATTTGAACCGCTCGCTCCGAAAGTTGAAGTCCCTCCGAGATTACCTGCGGCTCCGTTTGCATTATCGGTTGTCCTTGCTGTCCCTCCCGTTCCTCCAGCACCGACCGTTATAGATACGGATGTCGTAAATAAACTCGCATCTATATTCTCGAGAAAATAACTTCCACCGCTTCCACCTCCTGCCCCTCCAGACCTTGTAATCTGATTTGATTGTCTTGCTCCAGAGCCACCTCCGCCACCACCCGCAACAATATAAATATGCACTAACTTTGCCCATGATTCCTTTGTCCATGTGCCACTTGAGGCAAAGATAGTTTTCTTATACTGAATACCACCGCCCCCACCTGAAGATGTCCACGACAAATTACCACTGCCATCGGTTGACAAAACTTGTCCATTGCTACCTCCAGATATTTTTAATTTTGTCGTTGTCGTATTTATATCATTCGAGGTGTCGATAGTTTTGTTTTGCAGCGTTGTCGGTATCTGCGAATTTTTGAGTTTTGTCTCTGGCATTCTCAAGCCTCCTCATAAATCTTATTTCATGTAATCTGCGATAATTACGTCGCCCGAAATCGGCGCTGTCGTAAACGAAATTATATTTGTTGAAAGAGTATAATCGTTTCCAGCTCCGCTCTTGAGTCTGACACCATTCATGTAAAGTTTTAAGGTGCCTGCGGTCGGAGTATTCGCAAGGGTAAATGTCACATTGCTCCCGTTAATAGTTCCGCTCGGAGTTTCCTCTGTCACGAAATTTGAAGGGGATAAAGTTCCAGAGGTATCCTGCACATAAGTCACTGCTGTCGAGCCGAGAGTTCCTCCAGTATTCGAGGTGCAAAAGAATCTTGCCTCTCCGTATGTTGTCCCCTGGTCAATGTAAACAAGTGTCCCGACAAGTTCGTCCCACGCATCAGAATCCGTTGCTCGTGTCAGAGGTGTCGAGGAAGTATCGAAAACATAAATCCCGTTTTGCGATTGTGTAGTTTGGTCTTTTACGAGCAATCTATCTCCAGTGACCAAAGTATGTCCATCGAATACTGCGGTTGCTGGATTACTCAAATTTATATTTGCTGTCGTTGCTGCGTGAACATTTCGATACTTGTAAGCAGAAGGAAGGGAAGCGATAAGATTATCGACATACACCTTATTCGCAATATGTCCATTTGCGGAAGGGGTGCCTACATTTATTCCAGTATTATTATTAAAATCGAGATTACCTGTAAGCGCAACAGTCCCGTCTTTTTTGAGGAAGTTCGAACCATCTGCGAGTTTACTCGATTCGATTCCCGCGCCTGCGGCAACCTTGCTATTTGTTATTGCCCCGTCGCGTATCTGTCTCGAGGCGATTGTGGTTTCTGGCATGATATTATCCTAATTTGTAATTTACTCTTAATATGTCATTTATTACTGGAGAGATATTCAGATTTAGCGTTGTCGTTCCAGTTGTAAAATAATCGACTCCATTCGTTTGCGAAACTCCGTTTACAAATAGTTGCACCGATTCTGGAACGAAATTATTGTCGGTTGTAAATATCGCATTACTTCCGTTTATTACTCCATTCGGATTCTCTCCGATTACGAAAGTTCCAGAGGAGGTATTTATCACTGCTCCGACTTGGACAGTTATTACCTCTGGAATCGTGGATATATTTACATTCCCTTGCTGGATATCGATATTGATATCCTCCGGTCTTGTAATGATTGTTATGGAATCCGAATGTAAACTCATTGCGTTATCGTGTCAATTATTTCGACATCTCCTCCGAGCCAGTATTTTGTATCTCCTCCGACCCATGAAATTCTGACATCGTAAACAAGGTTTTTCTGCGGAGTCAGAGAGGAACTTGTATTCGCAGGGAGTGTCAAATTAAATACTCCATTCGCAGCGGGATTCACTACGGAGCAAGTAAAGGTAAATAATTGGGTGTTTGTCGATTTTGAACGACAGGAGGAGGTAAGCGTTGCTCCAGATAAACTAATAGGAGTATTATTCGAGTCTTTTAACTGGACTTGCGTAGTGAACGATTCCCCTCTGTAAATCACTATATTAAATTTATCTCTCGGCATTATGGTTTCTCTGCGAATAGTTTAGAAATGAAAGCACCTATAATTGCGCACGATAAACAAATTATCGAAAGGAGAGTATTTTCTCTCAAATATGCGAATCCAGACCCAGCGATTCCTGCTGCGGATATTGCTCCAAATATCCTCCGAATCTTTGCAGGCGTTGGCTCATTCCATTGTCGGAATCCGAATAGATATTTTTTCATTTATTGAGCGAAGCAATAATCGAGTAAATCTGGTCGAGTCGAGTATTTACTTGTGCGAAAGATTCTCGCATATATTCTTGATTCTCTTTCTCCGTTTCCTCCAGCATTTTTACTCTATGCTCGAGTGCGGTTGTCGAGAATACTCGGGTTGCCGTTTTTTCGATTATATCGGAAACTTGCCGAGCATGATAGACACGCTCTCTGTTAAGATACTTGAAAAACATTATAGCAAGGGTTCCGACCGATACCACGATTGCGAATATATTTCGCGCTGATTCAATTATTATATCCATTATCTATATTACAAAACAAGGGCTCCTCGAAAGAAGCCCCTGCGGAGAAGGCATGAGAACACAGAATGCAAACAAAGTTGCACCCGAATGTATCATTTTTATTTATCACGCAAAACTCATTTTACTAAAATAAAATCGGTAATGCGAAAATGCGATGTCGGATTTATCTCTCTCTTTCTCCTCCAGACTCCATCTCCGTCATGCTGGGAACCTCGAACTCCAGAGGAAGTATTGCCCTCGATTGTATCGCCTTTCCTCCCTTTCCATTTTTCAACAATACCAGCGTGTCCGAAAGGAGTTGTCCCTCTCCTCCAGACAATTATTGTCCCTGCAGGTAATTCCATATTTTTAGAGATTACCTCTGTTGCTTTAATCGTTTTATTTCTTGTTGCGAAATGTCGTGCCAGTCCAGACCCCGTAAACGGCGGTCTCTTTCCTCCCGCTGAATCGAGACAGAAATTAACAAACGCAGCACACCATTGTGCGCCAGGTTTTAATCCGCATGATTTGAGAAATCTGGAGACCCAGTATCCAGAATTATTCCCTTCCTCTTTGACACCGATAAATCCCTTTGCGATAAAATATGTTTTATGACTTCTGGAGGTGTCAAGATTGTGAGAAGCATAGAGCGGCTGTAATGATATTGGCGCATAAATAAATACTATATGCGATAGGATTCTGACTAATAATTTCACGAGTATTGACCTCCTTTATTAAAAACGAATCGACAAACCATGCCGCACCAACGGCAAGCGCATATTTAGTAAGACCGACCGCGAATGTTGAAAATCCTCCGTCTCCGATTCCAAGCGTTCCGATTAAAGCAATAATCGAAAGGGCAAAGAGAGGAACGAATGTTTTAAGTGCGCTATTCATTTTTACTCCATAATGTTAGAATCTGTAAAATCCGTCTCCGATTCTGGAGACTTTTTGATTTCTTTCTTTTTACTTTCTTGAACGATATATTTAGCGATTCTGATTTCGGTATTCTTTGTAGCATAGATATCCTCTGTATAATCGAATCCAGAAAGATTCTCGATTTCAGAGAGTATGTCTCCAGTTCCGAATTTTAACGCAATGATAATTGTATGCTCATTCTGTAAACATGATTTACGAGAGTTCTCCGATAGATAGGAATATAAACTACCATTAAAGGAGGAGTCCGTTTCTAAATTACAATACAGAATATCTATTTTGCGAGATTTATACTCCTCCATATCTGGAGTAATAATCGTAATCGCTTTATTTACTTTTTTCGCATAATCGATATTATCAGAATGGAATACTATATCGATTCCTTTCGATTGTGCCTCTGAATAAATCAAGACTAAATCCCTCTCGAGTAGTAATCCGCAGATTTCGATATTCAGAGGTTTGCCTTTGTATAGTTTTTCAAGCGCCTTGCCTATCTCCTTTCCATGTATTCCCTGTAATGAATGACCGTAATAAGATAGATAATTCAAATTTTCCATTTTATATTCCAGAAATTAAATAATACTCTGCTTTCGCCATAACCTCCTCGATATCTAATGTCCGCACACGAATTTCGAGCATAATCATTTTATCGGAGTTTCTTTCTACTTTCATTTTATAGGAACTTTCCATACGAATAAGAGACGCAGTATGCTTCCTTCCGTTTTTTACGAAGGTTGTCTCAAATCCATAATCATTTTTTTGCCAATCGAGGAAAGGCAAATCATTAAAGGAACTATCTGTAAAATCGTATATCATGATTCAAAATAAAAAAGCGGTAAAAACCGCCTTAAAAAGAGAAATCCGAATCCGAATAAACGGGAGCAGAATTTTCGGCATATCTTTTTATCGATTTTAACCTGACCGAAGTCATGTATCTTGTCTCGCCTGTTTTTTTGTCTTGATATTTCCTCCCGGTCAAATATGCCTCGACATCCACTTCGTCCAATGTCTTGACATTTTCCAGTTGTTTAATATCATTATTCACTGCCTCGAGTTTTATATAATCTGGATATTTACCAGAATTTACCTCGACAACGATTTCCTGCTTACTGAATTTATCGGAGTATTGATTTACCTCTCCTTTCTCCAGTAAAGTGCCTATAAATTTTACCTTACTCATGCTACCTCCATAATGATACAGCAATAATAATAATTTTATTTAATTACTTGACATTGTAATATAAATCAAGTAAATCCTCGATATCTATTTGTAATCTTTCGAGTTCCTTCTCTGCAAAGGAAATGCAAGAATCGTTGTAATCCCTTGCTCTCTGATATTCAGACTCGATGCTATTTGATTTTTCTACGGAATTTATATAAAAATCTATTATGCGTTTATGCTCTTGCGTTTTATAGAAAACTTTTATTCTTTCCTTTGCATCAAGACTAAAATCGTAATCCATGTTATTTCTCCAGCAATTTATTTATTAAATCGTATGTATTCTCTTTCTTGATATCGGAGGGAGCGAAACGGAGAACCCTCCAGCCGTTCAAAACCGCAAGATTATATTTCTCCATATCCTTTGAATACCCCCTCCCTCGATTATGTCCTCCATTTATCCAGATTCCTCCCTCGATTTCTACGGCAATTCGTTCCTCTATCCATGCAAAATCGAAACGGAATTTACGATTATCCAGAAATCTATGCTCTCGCACTGGAGGTTTTATTTTGAACGATTTACAAAGCGAAAGAAATAGGAATGCGTTTTTATCCTCTGTTGTCATTAATCCTCCGTATCCTTTAATCCTTGTTTATCTATGCAATATATCGGATTCCAGATTAAACTCGCTGTATAATCGATTTACGAGGGGTTTTTCCTATATCCTAAATAAATCCATAATCGGAATTAAAACGCATTCAGAGGTATTATTATCTCCAATCGATTTAATAAATCCCTCTTTTGCTTTCTTTTTTGTAATCTCCTTTAATTCGTTTACTGGCAAAATAATCATGATATTTTTAAGGGGTGCCATAGGAATAATATAGACATAAAAATCGGATTCCGTTGTCGAGATTCCAGAGGGTTTGCCTCTGGATTTATATTCGATAGCGATATTCCCTGTTTTATGAGAATGAAAATCCGTTTTAACCTCGAATTTTTTACCTCTGAATAAATCTGCGAATCTCGATTCGTATTCCTGTCCGATTTCCAAATCGTATCTAAAGTCAGAATTATACTTCATAACCTCTCCGAGAATCTTTGTGTCGCTCTATCGAAATCAAAGGAGGAGGAACCTATTTGTCCGCTGTATTTTGTTTTTACTTTTTGCACGAAAACATGAGTAATGCTTGAGTCATCGGTATCGTTCAAAAATTCACGATAAACAGAAAGGATATTATCGGCAACATTATAGAAATGAGCGCTTCCAGATATATCGTATGCCGTAGGTATCTCATATTGCCCCTCTGAATTTTTCTGCATTTTTCGAGGATGCGCAATAAGTATAATATGTAATCCTGTTTGTCTTGCGAATGTGCGTAATCGGACTAATACCTTCGCAGTAAATGTCGATTCGTTCTCTCCTTTGCCCCCTTTCGTTTCAAGGTTATTCCATGGGTCAATAACAAGACAATTTATTCCAGTTCTGCGTATTAAATTTTTCGCAGTTGCCAGAATGACATCGAGCGTATAAGAATCGTCTGGAGAGATTAAATAGAAATAACTCGAAAGAGCATCGAGAGTAGTTTTTAGTTTTTCTTGGTCTATCCTATTTGAACCGAAAAACGATTTTCCTGTTGCTATCTCGAGTAATCGAATAATCCATGTCTCTGGAGTCGGATTCTCCGGAGAGAATACGGCGGCTTTCCAGCCATTATTCCGTGCGAGATGAATTAAAAGATTATCGATAAAATTGGATTTTCCGTGCGAGGGGATTCCTGTCACGACCGTAAAATGTCCAGAGAACCATTTTAACAATTTATCAAAATTACTCCATTCGTTTGTCGATACTCCATTCGGAAATCCATTGGTATAAATATCAAGAATGCTTTTAAGAGAATCGGATAATACTCGAACTCCCTCGAGCGGATATTCAATACTTTCTGCGAGGCATCTTTTTAATCGTTCCTTTCCATGTTTTATTAAGACATCGTTTGCATCCTTGCAATCCTCTGGAAAAACTACTATTCGACATCGTTCCTTTCCGAGTCTCCGTGCAATCTCCTCCGTCATTCTCCGACCGGGAGCATCGGAATCGAGAGCAAGGAAAAATATCTCGATATCCTCGAGGTATTCGATGCTATTATCGAGGAAGGTAAGTTTTCCAGATATATTCTTTGCCTCTGGATTAATCGCACCATCAGGAACGGAAACGACATAATCGTATCCGACCTCACAAAAAGAAAGTGCATCGATTTCGCCTTCCGTAATAATTGCGATTTTCTGATTCATGATAGAATCGATACGATATAAAATTCTATGCCCTTCCTTTGTTTGCTTAAAATCCTTCTCGGAGGTTCTGTATTTTATGTTTACGCATTTCCCCTCCAGATAATAAGGGAATCCGAACCATAATTTATTGCTCCAGTTTTCCTCTGTATAAAATATCTTATTCTCGATAATTGTTTTATCGGAAATTCCTCTCGAGCGTAGGTATTCAAATAGTGTATCTTTCTCCTTTGTATATTGCCTATCATTCGGAATATCGGAATCGAATGAATGTAATTCTATTTTTTTTCGATTTCCTCTTTTTAATGCTCCACTCCATGCGCAGTGATGACAAAAGAAAGTTCCTTCCTCTATATTTACCGAAAGACATTTCTCTCCAGATTTCCTCCGAGAGTGCGAACATTCTGGACATATCGTATGTATCTGTCCTGTTTGTCCTTCCGTTCCTGTAATGCCGTAATCCTTAAAAGTGGTCATGCGTATTCTCTCTTATTCAATGCCATAAAATAATCGAATAATTCATTAAATAAATTCGCCTCCTCTGGTTTCTGCTCGAATCTTAACTCAAGAATCTGATTTGCCGCACCTGTAAAATCCCTATGTATGCCATAGAAATTTGCGATACTATTTTGCTCATAATTAAAGCAATGATACATAATATAGCAAACTATAATTCGTAAACAGATTAAATCCCTACGGAGATTAACTCGAGTATTTACGGGCTTTGAACGAATATACATATCCAGATAATTATATGTATCTCGGAAATTATCTGGAGAGGCAATCGGTAAATTTAGGATTTCATTTGCCTTCTCTATTATCAAAGAGGAACTCAAGATTATTTCCTCCTCCGATATTTTGAGGGTTTTAATTCGTCTGTCTTTTTTTGAGGAAGGAAGTATATTTTTCCTCGCTCGTTTAATGCCTCCGAATAATCTCTCTCTCTCCATTCGGATTTGCTCTGACATTTTGTATTTACTCTTTCTTTCCTTTTTTATTCCGATAAATTCGGATAAACTTCCTATGCTGTTAATTCGATTCATTTCGTAACCTATCGGATAATTCTGGGAATCGATAATTTATGTTGTCTTTGTTTTAATGCCAGAAAGACATCGATATAAAATACTCCGTCCTTGTTTTTCCGCAGTAATTTAGGATACGACCGGAATTGTTTACTCCAGAATGAATCATTACTTGCGTCCTGTATCGCTTGATAAATTAAAGTTTCTGTATATCCCATTTCAAGTAATTTCGCATAAGTCACGATTGCCGAATTTACAGAGGTTTCCGATTCTATCCTTTCTGCCTCCATAACAGATAAATTCTGTTTTATCAATTTTATATGTTTTTCCACTTTTTTACGAAAATCGCATTTTTGCTCATTATTCAATTTTTCGAGTTTTTTACGATTTTCGCGATTTTCGCAATTTTGCTTTTCAGGTATATTATATTCTATACTATAAGATATAAGATACCTTAAAGCGTTATTTAGTTCTTTTGTCACTTTTTGCATTTTTTCGAATAAATGCGAAATTCGCTCTATTTCGTAAAAAATAGCATTTTTGCTCATTTCGTAATTTTCGCGATTTTGTGGCATTCCGTCCATTTTTGTTCTCCAGATAAAAGTGCCCTCTCGAAAGAGGGCGATAATTAAATACTCATTTCCTCTGCCAATCCTAAAGCATAGATAAACTCGACCGCTCCATTCAAAGAATCTCTAAACATAAATTCAGAGCAGGCATTTCCATACATGATAAACTCATTATACGATTTTACCTCCAGAGGTTTTGCATTCTCTCGATATTCCTCCGAGGGTTCCGATAATTGCCATACTTGATATTTTACCTGCTCGACTCCAAATAGAGAGCAGTATGCTTTCCACTGGATAGAATCTGAATACCGGTCATAACTGAATGCGGAGTAAGTTGTTTTATACTCGCATACCATATCTCCGAGAATCTGGTCGGCAACGCCCGTCACGATTACCTGCCCTCTCGGAGTTTCATAAGGTTTCCGAATTTTATACTCGAAAATCTCGATACGCCTATCGATTTTACTCTTTGCCTCCTCGATATCCTCTGGATTAAATACGATTCTGGAATCCTCCTCGAAAGGCAAACCCTGAATTGTCGCGTGGAATATCGTTCCCGCAATCATTTTAATACTCGGTCTATCTCTTTTCAGAAAGGAGTTTATCAATTGCTCCAGAGATATAGTGCCGTTTACATAGGATAAATAACTGGATATCTGCGATACAGATATTCGGAGTTTTTTACTGGATTCCATTTTTCGCTCCGTATGTAATCTCGAAATATATCTCGGCAAGTTTACGAGGGTTGTCGGATTTACCTCCGCAATCGTATCCGAATAGGAAGGCATTTATTATCATTGGTTTCAATGCTTCGTTAATTAAGAGGGGTTTTAATGCCTCCAGATTAAATTCTTTCTCGGTTTCCATACTTCCTCCTTTCCTTTGTACTTTGAACGATATTTCGGATATCCTCGAATGTCAAAACAAAAAACGCGCATAAATTGATTATGAGAAGCGAAACGAGTAGTAGCCATGTCTTTATATGTATATCCATGTTAAAGCGCCTCGTACTCGGTTTCTGGCTGAAATAGAGGGTATTCTGTATTGTCCTCCCTCTCGATTTCCTGTTTTTCCTTCCAATAAAAGTAATTTTCGAGGATTCTAGAGGATTTTTCCTCCGTTAATTTCTCCGCAAGTAAACAGAGTATCATTTCGGAATCCTCCTCCGTAATCGCTTGAATAAATGAGAGGGCATTAAAATGGATTAAAACCGCAGAGTTATTACTTAAATCCTGTTTTGTGGATATTACCTCTATCGATTTCGGAGGGAATACCTCTTTCGAGGTATCCTCCAGATATCGCACAGAACATTGGTTCCAGATATTCGTAAAATTTATCATGAGTTCTCTTGCCTTATTCATATTAACTCTCCTTTTCCGTTTCGAAAGTTTTGTTTTCTTGATTAAATACAAAACCTCTCTCCGACATTACTTTCTGAATTGCCGCCCATACTGCTGTCTTCTCGGTTTTTTTAAGATTCGCATCCTTCAAAGATTCGTAAATAATCGAGGGTTCTGCCGTTCTCGAAAATTCAGTCCATTTCTGGACAGTATTTATCGCATCCTCTTGTTTTGTAATTCTCTGGAGGAGGGCTTTCTTTGTCTTCTCGATTATTTCGGTCATAGTATTATTTGCGAGAGTAATATCTGGAATTACTATCGGTTCCAATCCTGCACAATTTTTCGCAACGATTGTATCCGATAAATCGAAAGTCAAGTATCGATTATTATTTCGCACGGAATAGTATCCAATTAAATCGCAGGATTGCATAAGTAAGTCATAACTCCCGCCCTGAATAAGAGGTCTTTTAATACGGATATCGCCTTCCTCTTTCTCTTTGGCATGAGCGATAAAAATTATGTTTTTACCGCTTCGTTTCAATGGAGTAAAAAACGCATTAAATGATTTCTTGATTTCGCCCCATAATTTAATAGAGTTTTTTGCGAGCAGAGGTTGCGTATCTATTAAATGGCTTGTCAGATAATCGAGGAGGGTTCCGGCGGTATCGATAATGATACTCTCGGAATCCTGAATCATTTTATTAAGTTCCGATTCTGATTCCATTAAGTCCTGCCATGATTCGAACTGGACAACCGATTTACCAAAGGAGGCACGATGCGCTCCTCTATCGAAATCGAGGAGTAAAGGTTTCGGCGCTGTATTCGCCAAGGTAGTTTTCCCGACGCCAGGGTCTCCGTAAACAAGCGCAACGAGTCCAGCGGATTCGATAATTTCATTTGCATTAAATACTCTCATAATGATTCTCCTTTGAATTTTTGTAGTTTATTACTTCGTTCCTATCGAGGAGTATAGATACATACTTTCCTCTTTGTATTGTTTTGATTTTTGTAAACTTCGGAGGAACTATCTTTCTGCGTTTTGCTTCCTTCCGATATTTTCCTTTAGCAAGATACATGACATTCTGATTACTGCACTCCAGTATAATCGATGCCTCTTTTATTGAAATCCAATCCTCTGTCATAATGTTCTCAAATATGGATAAAGTAAATTTTCGATAATCATGATAATCGCAAGCGCAGAGAATACGAATGTCACATATAAAACACTACGCATCGTTTCGTATCGAGCGTTTACTCTGTTTAATTCTGATTCCAGATTCGATACTCTGGATTTCAGTTCCTCGCATTTTCTCTCGAGGTATTGCTCGTTTGTCATTACAATACTATATCTCATAAATCCTCCTTATTTGAATACGACACATTATGTATCGTTTCGGTTATTAAAATACACGCTCTATCCAATAAATCGAACTCGCCTTCCTCGAAAGATTCCCTCTCTGAATACATTAAATCCCAGAGTTTTGTGCGAATCTTTTTGAGGGATTTTTCAACAAATTTCCTGTCTTTCATTATTCCTCCAGTTAATCGAAAGTATATCCAAAATGCGCAAGCGCCATTTTACATTCATGTAAGTCATTCTCGGCCTCCTCTAAATCCTGTAATAATTCGCAAAACTTAATATCCGTAGTTTTATCTTCCCGAAATTTCATAGTAGCGTAATCCTGTAATCTTATATCATATGTATAAAAGTCTAATTTTTTGAGGATATAGGAAGGGAAAAAACGCCTACCATACATAATAATGGTTCCTCCGTTCTCCTCGTCAATAATGGTATCGAACTCTCTTTCATAGGAGGCAGTGTCTGGAATGTAATTCTCTGCCATTCTTTTAAGATTCAGATAATTAATTCGTGCCGAGAGAAAATCTCTCTTTGCTTTTAATTCGGTCAATCCTTTAGGTATCATTCCTCCAGTGACTTCGCTTGTCTTGTATTCTTGCAATTCCTTCTCCATTGTTTTTCTCCTTGTTTTGTTAAAAAAATCCATCACCACACATGATGCCAAAGTCTTCATGCAATTTGTCTGCATGTTCTTGAATTTCTTTTTTCTTCTGTATCATGAAATCGGTTACCTCTTTTGAGATTTCGTATTCTGTATTGTCGATTTCTTTTTCCATAAATTCGATAATCCTCCAAAGTGCCTTAATGCCATCTGCTTTGATATAACATTCTCTGCAGCCTTCCTCATGTGCCATCTCCGCCAAACCTTCGTAAATTTTAATCTCGGATTGACTAATATACCTCATAACAAACTCCAAATAAAATAAATTAAACCGCCCCAAAATCCAATGATTGCACAGGTAAAAATAAACTTGAATGTAAAATATCCAAACTTGTCAAACCAATACTCAAATGTTTGCTTACTCATCTCTCATCTCCTGATAGTTTTTAATAAATTTGAAATGTCTCGCCGTTCTCCATTTCGCAATAATAGCGACCGATTAATCCCATCAAAATATAGGCGCTTTCCGCAACCGCTTTTGCGTGCTTCAAAGATAGTGCCTGTAATTCGAATTGCATCTCTTTCCTTCCTCCTATAATTTTATACATAATAAAAATTTGCATTGCCTTCTCTCCTCATAATTGAATACTGATAAATATCTGTTTGCGGTTGCGCCATTCGGAAGTAATAATAAACTGCCGTTTCATTAATAAACTCAAGTTTAGTTTCCGAATCGAATTTCTCTAAATCCGAGATTGCTTCCTCCAGAGTAATCTCTGTAATCTTTCCGTTTACTTTGCTTCGCTTGTGGATAATCATTTTACTTCTCCTTTTAATACTGATAATTGATTTTCAGAATACCACCCGTCAAGATATTTCGCTTTGCAAAATCCGTTTACATGATTCGAGATTCGAAAGCCAATGCAGTAAATATCTCTCGATTTCATTCTTTCATTTTTGCGGGAGGATACCTCCAGTAAATACTCATTGCTCATAAGATATTCAGTTGTAAATTTTTCTCCAGCCATTTCCGTTCTCCGATTAAATTTGATTGTTCAAAACCATTTGCCCCCTCCCGTTTCTTTTTTCTTTTTAGTCATTTCTAAAATCTTTAAAAGTTTTAGAAAGTTGATTTGTTTTAATCCATTTTGGTGTTGACTTGCTACCTTTAATTTGGCATAGGCTTTTGTCATCTTTTGTTTCTAAAACAATGTAAACCATACCCTGCCAGTAGTAAGAGTTAACTCTGTAAAATTCGTTTGTTTCTAATTGTGTTGTCATTGTTTTGCTCCGAATAAGTTGTTTGTAAATCATTACTCCACAAACCTACGGCATAATCACAATCAAAACAAGCATTTTTTTTTATTTGAGAAAATTATTTTTCGGAATACCTCGAAACCCTGATTAAATCGTGCTTTTCTATCTAAATTATTTTTTGTTTTATATTCTTTTCTATTTGAAATATAGGAATAATCGCAAATAGTATATTCAATATAGGGAGTTTTTATGAATATCTGGAGGGGTATTATAGGTAAGTTTGTCGCAAATTATATCTATATTTGCGATACCTTAATTACATTTTTAATTGAGGTAATGATGCTGATAAAAATGGGGAATCGGATAGGATTTATTTCTTATCCGATTTTTTTTTGTCTTGCTCTTCCTTTCGGATACGGAGCATAAATTCATAGGTTGCTATTTTTCCCATGAGGAACGGGCGTTCCTCTGCATACTTTACTGCTTGAATAACTGCGCGAACATAGGGCAAACTTTTCTTTGCCGCATACATTCGAACCATGTCGATTTCTTCCTGTTTTGTAATTTTTATTATCATTATTTTTCCTTAAATTTGTGAGCGGTCAATCATAACCGCGCTTCCCCCCGAAGTCGACCCCTTGTTTAGCGAGGGGTTTTTTATTTATGTCGGAGGTCCGCCTCCAGTAAGTTCGGAGAGAACTTCCGCCCATGTATCCGAGACATCGTATTCGATTCCTGCGATAGTAATGATACGACACATTCCTTCTCCAGCAAAAGCCTCTTGCACGGAATGAGTCGGAAGGACAATTGCATTTCCAGTATTTATATCTGTAAAGGTTATCATGTTAGTCGACCTCGGATACTAACTGCATTACGATTCTATCTGTCGAATTAAATGTATAAGCAGCGCGAACCTCTGGAACGCAAAAAATTGTCGAGGAGTTTGTCTGCAGAACATACGGAATATCAATTGCTTTATCGAGCGATGCTACTCCAGTTCCGCAATCTATCCATTCTGTATTGAGAACATTCGCAACGCCCAGCAAGACATCGAGTTGCGAGGAGGTAAATGCCTGCGGAGAATTTCGAGCGGCGGGCGTGACTGATGCACCGAAAAACCAAAGGCGCAAAGAGGGTTTCTGTAAAGTTCCAGAGGAGAGGGTTTCCTTCAAAATAACTCTCACCATATTTCCCGACATACCCACGGCACGAGCCATGCTCCCGAATGAAACGGCAGAGGAGGAAAGTATATCTCCAGTAGTGTAAGCAATCGTATCGAATTGTCCGAAATCGGCAACCGCCTTCCTTTTATCTTTTCCGTATTTTCCTGAATAAAATTCCATTCTAATTTCCTCATAAAATTAAACGCTGGCTATGTTCTAAATCCGATAATCGAATTACTTGTAAGTTCGCGTATGTATTGTATAGTTCAAAATTTATATTTGTGTTTGTCGAATAGAGACGGATTTTGAATGCAGGCAATCCTCCAGTATTATTCTTGAATGCTTGCTCTGGAGCATTGAATAATGCCGTTCCGTTTACATACGGATGTTTGCTCGTATGTTGGTAATCCATATATGTCGAGTAAACTTCATAATTCGGAGTATTTAATGTCACATTCGAAACTATTTTTATTCCCCACTCATGAGCAGCGTTTACAATCGGAGAAAATAAAAACGCCTTCACAAAATACCAGCCCGGTCTCCGCACATAGATATATCGGTCATACCAATTATACCAATAGAGAGGAGAGGAGACAATTATCCGATTATGATTCCATGGTATATCCACTCCAGTGCTACCAGCGTTGAAATAGAAATCCGATATTCCAGTAATCTCGAGAGATACATTCTGTATATCTTGCTTCAAAGAGGTTGCGGTTGCTTCCGCACTTGCCTTTGCCTTCGCTAAAACTGAATAGGAAATATCTGCAGATGTATCGATAATCGTATTATTCACTTCTCCAGAGTCTATATCGTATCCGGTCGGGACATTACCTGTATTAAATGCCAGTTGCTTCCTTCCGATTCCCTCTGTTTTTATTGGCTCATTAAATCTCATATTTACTCCGCATCGATTCGGATTTTAATATCCGCAGTTCCTCTATAAATATCGAGAGAATGCTCGAGGAGAACTCCTTTGACAATGGAGGTATTATAGATAGATTGCAGTAATGAATTATAGTTATTTAGATTTACCTTTACTCTCTCTCCGACAACAAACGAATTTATATTTACTTGCGTGGTAGTGAGTTCTGCCTCCGCTTGTTTTTTATCTCCGAGTCCTCGAACCATGGCAAAACAGAAAGTGGTCGGGAGTCCAGAGTTTTGTTGCCTCTGTATAATCTCGAGGGCATAATCTATGGTAGTTGCCAAAGGAGAAGGAATAGGAGTCGGTAATGAATAATAGTTTACAAGGTTGTCAGCATCGAAATAAAAACGACAAATCGTATTTACCAATATCGGCACATGAGGAACCTCTGAATTAAAGTATAAAATGTATCCAGAATTTACGGAACCTCTGACAAGGGAGCGATTCTGGTTATCCCAGATAGCATCCACTCTTTCCACTCGATTTCTGTTTGTCAGAATCGGAAGGTTATGGAATAGCACTTTTATATCCTTTGAATTATCTCCGCTCGTTCCCTGCTCTGAAAATTTGTATTCAGTAGTATCCGCATCTCCGTTTATCGAGGGAACGGAAACGGTCGCATTTTTCAAGGTTTCCGATAGTAACTTTACTTTTAAGTTTCCGTATGTATTGTCTTGATTCAGTTCCTTTGTCGATACAGAGGTTGCTCCATAGGGATAATAACTCGAGAGCGTGCAAGTGTAAATATCTGGATTCCCTGCCGTGTCTGAATATGTATATTTACATACTTCGCAATTTCCCTCTATTAAGTTTTTTAATACCTCATGGAAATTATTATACTGACCGAACATTGCGGGGTCGGAGTGTGCGCCAGATAATAACTGGATTCCCCTTTCATTTGTTGACTCCCAAATTTCCGCAACATAACAGAGATAATCGGAGTTTAATACATTCGCAGAATTATCAAGAAACTCGATAGTATTCTCATAAAATTTCGGTGCCACGAAAGAGCATGAATTATTACGGAGGATTGCTCTCATATATGCCGAATACATAACAGATATTTTCTCTGATAGCCTCTTAAAAGTGGATACATAACTCCAGAATCTGCCCTCCAGAGTATCCGCAAGATTAAATGTCTCTCCTTCCTTTCGATATCCCTCTCCAATTTTGTAAACTCTATATTCCTCTTTCTCGGATTTCGAGAATCCATTTGCGAGAGTAATCATTGTCGAGTCGCAACGGAGGGCTGCTTTCCAGATAATAGGAGTAATAACCTCTCCAATGCATCGAGTAATGTCAAATAGTTCCAGAGAGAATGTCACTAAATTCTGGAGAGGTGTAATCTCCAGCTCATTCTCTGCCGAGTATTTTTGACAACCGATAAATAATACTTTCCAGTCATTCGGATTAAATCCAAAGGAATCATTATACATGAGAACGAAAGTATTAAAAACATTAAACTCCCTTTCGGATAATGCGGGCGCAATATGGTATGAGTCTGTAATCGTTTCGAGATAGGCAGAACCATCGGAATTTCTTGGAACTATCTTTGTTGTCGTTCCTTTTAATAACTGCTCTCGGAGATTATTTAATTCTGCATTCCCTTGTAATGAAGCGATATTTACAGAGAGATTCAGGGTATCCATTTTTAATCCTGCAGGGAGTTCTCCGATGCTTGAATCGAGAGTCATATCCTGCAGTAAAAAATCATTCGGTAATAAATAATCTTGCGAGCCAGAGGAGTAATCCGCATCGCTCGGAATAATGTATAAGCGATAATCGATAGAATCCTCTGCCTGCCATGTGGTATAAAACCTCTTTGTTGTCATGAGAGGAGTTCCTTTCTATAAACGGTCAACGAAATTTGCTCGAGTCCAGATGCCCATTTTTGTTCGTTTGTCAGCTCGTGCCTTGCGAACTCGAATCCAGAGGAAAGCAGACCGGTAGTAATCGGAAAGTTTACCGAATCTCGATATCTGTCTGGTAATTTTTTATCATCAAGACCAGGACTCGGAGCGATTATTCTGCGGTGCTTTTTTGTGAGAATTTCTGTAAGTAAATACATAGTTGTCTCGGTGCTGACCGTTCCTGAATCCCATGTCGAGAACGGAACGCAATCGATATTTAATTTTACTCTGATTCTGCTCTGTCCGATTTCCACTCCAGACATGGACACCTGCGAACTCGATTCCTCCTCGAATGTCGGGTGCATCCCAAAAATCGGGATTTCTATCGAGAGAGTATTTACGGGCGCGAATGTAGGTTCAGTCGCTCCCTGCACTTTAATCCAGAATTTCCATGACATAGTTTATCCTCTCCTCATATTTCGTTTACGCTCGGAATTTACAATTGCTTTTATGCCTTTGGAATCTCCAGATAAAACTCCGTTTACTTCGACCTTTGTATTCCGAGAGATTCTGGAACCGAGATTCTTTGTCTCGCTCCGTAGTTTACGAATCTCCTCTATTATATCTCCATTATCGTTTACATAGGTATTCGATATCGGCATTTTCTGGAAATAGTATTCAGATATACTGCGCCCTGTTTTGTTTATCCATTCGAGTTCTGCGATATTGTTTTTCGTTCCTTTCGCAGTAATTACAGATTCTCCTCTGGAGAGCCATGCTGGAATCGAATCCGATGTCTCCGTTCCTTCTCCGTTCAAAGATACGACTCCGTCTTTGAATCCTGCCGCAGTTCGAGCGAGTCCGAGTAATCCATACAAAGTTCCTGTCAGAGATGCCGCAGCAAGTGGTCCCAAAATCGGTCCGAGAGTTGTCACAGAATTTCCGAGAATACCAGCGACAAAAGAGGGAATCATTTTAGAGACCGCATCGAATGCCGCACCTCCCGCAGCCTTTCCGAAATCGAGTAAAGTTGCCTTTCCACTTGCGGCAAGTTCTCCGAATCCTGCGAGGGTTTGCCCGACAAATTCATTAAATATCTTTTCGTTACCTTGTAAGTTTTTCGCATTATCGTTGAAAATATCCGCTTGCGATTTGAATACGGCTGCGGCTGCTTTATCTCCTGCCGTTTTTAATCTGGAGAGCATTTTATCTCCGAGAGTTTCGTTCTGCTCTGCTTTTTGTTTTTCAATATCGGATATAGCGGTCGAATACTCCTCGAATGAAATCTCTCTTTTTGCGAGACTTTTCTGGAGGTCGGTTTCTTGTTGGTTTAATGCCTTTAATTTTTCCTCTCTCGCTTTGTTCTCTGCATCCATTTCCTGTCGTAATTTCTCTCCGTTGAAAGCATCGAGGATAGAGAGTTCGAGATTCTTTGAAACCTGAAAAAAGACAGTATTCTCGGATATCGCTTTTTCAGAATCTTGCGAGAATCGAGCGAACCTGCGATACATATCATCGAGCGTATTCTTATTCGTTTCCTGTAATTTAGTCAGAGATTCAACAGACTTCGTATCTCCAATATCTCTCGCTAATTGGATTTTATTCTGGAGTTCTGTTTGTTGCTCGATAAGCATATTATTAAAGTTTGTAAAATCCTCCTCTGCCTTCGCAAAAGCGCCTTGCGTATTTACGGGCTGATTAAACATACCTTGCAGATTCTTTGCATAATCTTTCGAGACACTATCTGACTCCTTTGCGAACTCCTCCAGTTCCTTTAATAATTCATCTCGCCAAGTTAAATCTGGCTTAACTTTAATTTTATTTTTATCGAGTTGGTCTTGTAATTTTTTGTATTCAGTTATGTAAAATGATTTTACATCCTCAAAACTTTCATCCTTGCCCGCTTTGATTACAATACTCTCGACATCGAACTCTGTATCCTTGACATCTCTGGCAAGTTCGTTTAATTTAATTCTCGCTGCTTCATTATCCTTCTCGAGTCTTTCTTTCATGAGTCGAGATTTCTCCTCCTCGCTTCCCTTTAATCCTATCTCATAAGTATTCCTATCATTCTGTAATTTCTGGAGGTAATCTTTGTATGCCTCTTGTCTTTTCTGGAGTTCAGTCTGCGTATCTTTGGTGCCTTGTTTTTCTCCTTTGCTATCTTTTGTATCCTTTGTATCCTTTGTATCCTTTGTATCCGTTGTTGTCGTATCGGTCTGGAATTTCTTAAATTCATCGCCAGTTTTTTTCGCCGCCTCGGAGGTTTGTTTTAATTCATTTCGTGCCGCCTGCATACTACCGCTAAACGCCTGTTTCCAATTTGTCGGGTCGAATAATTCCTTTAATAGAGTTCCTGCGGTTGCAAAATCCAAACGCAATACAGCGCTGAATGCGTCTCCGATTACAGAGAATGCAATCTTAAAAGTTTCGCCTATTGCCTTCAAATAAATTTGCACTTCGTTTATTACTTTCGGAAGGTTCGCAAAGAAATTATACACATTATCGAATGCGCTTTTTAATCCTTCAAAAACAGATTTCACGCCTGGAATTTTCATGATTAACTCCCCAATCCATCGACCGAAAGCAGCGAACCATTCTCCGACAGTAATAATAACTTTTATTACATTCGAGAATGCTCCGACAACGACATCGATAAGAATTTGTCCGAGAGTTTTCAGGATATCGAATATCGTGGAAATTACAGCACCTGTCGTATTCATGACATCCTGTAAAATTTTCATCATGTCGACTCCCTCTCCGACCGCTCCATCGATTCCGAGCGCAGACTTGATTGCATCGACAAGAGGGCGAATCGCATTCATGACTCCATCAAAGGCATACACTGCCATTTCATAAAAGAAATTTAATGTCTCGGCTGCAATGTTTATTCCGTAGGATATCGAGTTCATTATTATTGCGCCCAATAACGCAAGAATCGGTTGCACGACACTCCACATTCTCGAGAACCATTCTCCGATATTTGTCATGAGTTCTCCGATTGCGGGTCCAGTTGACTCGGCAAGCATTCCGAAAGAGGTCTTCATGCCATCGTAAAAAGAGATTGCGAAATTATCGATATTCGCTTTCATGCGATTCAGAGATTCATCAAAGGTATTCATATTTATTGCCGCTTGGTCGTATGCGGTATTTGTCCCTGTAATCGCTTTTGTAAGTTTATCCATTCCTCCGTTTGCGCCGTTAATCAAAATAGTTGCGGCGGCGGCATCGGTTCCGAATAGTTTTGTTTTTAGTGCGGCATCTCCAGAGATTTTATTCAGTTCTCGCAATCTTTCCGAAAGAGATATCGAGGTGTCTCCGAGTTTATTTATATCCACTCCCGCTGCTTTTAATTCTGTTTGCGTATCTTTCGGAAGGAACCTTCCAGCGCCGAGAGTATTCAAAACATTTCGGAGAGAGGTTCCTGCCTCTGCGCCTACTTTTCCTCCAGCAGCAAGAGTCTGAATTGCGGAGTTTGTCTCCTCGAATGATACCTTTGCTCCCTTCGCTGCAACCCCTGCGACATTGATTGCGGCGGCGACATCTGGAACCTCCGATGCTCCCTCCTTTGCACCCGCCGCCATAACATTCATCGCAACTGCCATGGCATCTGCTGCTTTCTTTGGGTCATCGAGCGAGACACCGAATTGAAGCAAGGAGGTTGTTAGTGCCTCCGTTGCGGCGCCTGGGTCGTCCCCTGTTGCTTTCGATAATGTGTTTACGGATTCTGCCATCGAATTAAGCGCCTCGGGACTCTGTGCGATTCCCGGTCCGAGTTTCGATAAAATTGTTTTGAACGATTCGATATTCGCACTCGCATCGGTTCCGAATTTCCCTGCCATGATTTTCGCTTTTTCTCCGAGGTCAGCGAGACCCGCTCCAGAAACTCCAGTAATCGAGGAGAGAGAAGCAAGTTGCGTTTCAAACTCCTTCCCTTTCTGAATCGAATATGCGATACCTCCGCCAACGGCAGCAATCCCTGCTCCGATTCCTCCAGTTGCGAGAACTCCAGAAAGAGAACCGAGACCAGGGACAAGGGAAGTCACTCCTCCGGTCAATGATTGGAATGCATTTCCCAATCCTCCAGACTCGGCACCTAATTTAGTGAACATATCTCCGAGCCCGCCGAATTTCCCCTTTAATCCCTCTGCGGCATTTCCCGCACCTCCCGAGAGAGATTTGTTTACAGCATCTCCAGTCTCTTTTGCCTCTGCCTGTATTTTATCTAAATCCGATATTATCGGTTTTTCGTTTATATCTACTTTTGTATTGTTGATATCCGCAATCGCTTTGTTTAATTGTGCGATTGCTTTTTGTAGCGAGGAGAGGAGTTCCGTAGCATCGAGTCCGAGACTGATTTTTAAGTCTGCCATAATTATCTTCTCTTGTTTTGAATCTTAATATAGGTTTGCGAATATGCCAGAGATTTTACGACATCGACTCTGGAGGTGTCATAATACAAGCGTAAAAAAGTATCTACATTCCCTCCCGCAACATTTGCGAAAATCCAGAATGCTCCAGATAAATCATTTCCTAAATAATACTGCGCCTCTGATTCCTCCTCCTCGTATTCATCATCAGCAGGGTCATTAAATACGACTAATTCCGAAAGGAGATATTCACAAAAGTTTGATTCTTCTGCATACCGATTCACGAAAAAATTTGAGGGCATCCAGAATAGAATCGATATCCTGCTCTTGCCAAAATTCAGAATCGGAAGGAGTATTTATTGCGTTTAATAACTCTGCATCTGTAATGAGTTTAATATCGATTACTTGTTTTGTGAACTCGATTATTTTGGGAATCGTAATCGAATCGATATTTATTACCTCGAATAGATTTGCACGAATTTTGAGATATGCCGTTTTTACGATTTCTTGAAACTTAAAATCTCCGAGAATATCCGTAAACGCATCTTTGCCTTTCGTTAAGTCTACTTTCTGTGCTAATGTCTCATTCGCAAAAACCTTCTCGAGTATTTCTGCCTCTGCTGCACTCGATGCGCCTTGTGTATTCGCAAGTTCCTGTAATAAGGGAGTCACGATATCGTAAAGCGCAGGTGTCAATTTTGAATATAGAGCGACCTCATGCTCTTTGCCATTGTAGTGTAGTTTCATGTTTTGTCTCCAGATAAAAAATTAAATAAGAGGGCTGCCGAATGACAACCCTCTTTTTGTTTTATTAAACGCCTACCGCCTCTATCCATACCTCTTTATATCCGTATAATTTCGGAATCGTAACTGGACCCGCTCCAGTGACGAGAGTAGTATCGAAATATGTTGCGGGAACCGCCATGTCGGCATCTGGATTTACGACATCTCCAGACACTTTCGGTTTTGTGTATTTACCTGACTCTTGGTCAAAGGAACCCGAATCCTGCATGAGTCTACAAAGCATTAATACTACCTTGCGCTTATTCGGAGTAACTTTTGTATCGACACCTCCGTAAACTATCTGAAGGAGAGTCGGAGCAGATGCATTTCCAGAATTAAATTTTTCTCCGTTCTCATATTCGCCCGTGTCTGGCGTTGCTTGATTTTTTGGAGCATACGCATCGAGAAAGTCAGAGAGTTCCTCGTTGTCTTCGTTCTGGTCGATTGTGAACGAAGTGCGAGTAATCGATGTCTTGATTTTTTTAATCATTGAAAACTCGATTGTCGTTCCGAGCGTATTTGTCGTTTCATTTGCAGTAAAAAAAACGCTTTTATTTGCGCCGCCTACTATCATGATTTACCTCTTTTCAAAATTGTTTAATAATGATATTGTCTCTTTTAAGTAAGACCAGTTTCTATCTGTTTTGCTTCTCGAGTATTCTCGCACCATGAGTTTGCCATTCCGTTCCAGTTTATCTCTCATTTCTTTTCTCTCTATCGCATATCCAGAATGTAGGACATGAATTTCGGTATCTGCGGTAATAATTTCTCCTTCCGATAAATCGAGAGTTTCATGGCAGATTCCACTCCAGTAAAGTCCCGCCGATTTTCGATGCAATCGGAGGGCAGGGATATTATACCTCTTTGCATAAGGTTTCTCCTCCAGTTCCTCTCTCGATACTCCCGCAATGGATATCCACGCCGCATCCGCATTGGTTTCGTTTATCGCTCGAATGTAATCAGAGAAATCCTCTGGAGTATTTACGATTCTTTCATCGGAGTCGAGGTGTAAAATCCAGTCCCCGCTCGCTTTGGAATCCAGATAATTACGGCATTCCGAAAAATCGAAATAATCGTAATAAGAGGGGTATTCCATAGATAGTGCGACCAAATTATCGCCTCGACCTATTTCCGTTGCTCTGGGCGTATTTATGGAGGTATTAACGGATGTCTGGAGTGCCACGATTTCAATATCCAGAGTATCCGAGAACGGAATCGAATTTCTCCACTCGATTAAACTCCCTCCCTTCTCATGAATAACGCAGATAGATAGTTTCATTTATCGCCTCTGTAATAAACGGAACGGAATATCGATAGAGAGATTCCTTTCGTTTCATCGTCCGAATATGTTGCCACTTGATTCGAGACAAACTGGAGAGGGGAAAAATAGGTTGTCTCGAAATCTGAATTATACATCGGAGGCTTAAAATTATGGAGTTTCCATTCTATCTCCTCCGATAGATTCGCAAGTTTCTCTCGGAGGTTTGCCTTTCCTGTATTTTGTTTTTTTGTCTGCACTCCAGAGAGAATATAGATATCTATCGTTCCCTTGTTAGCGAGAGCAGAATCGTCCTCGAGATTTATTACCTCTCTATTATCCTCACAAGCGAGAACGCCTGCGTAATCAAATTGATAGGTATTCCATTTATCGATAAGCACCTGCGGATATACTCTGATTCCAGATATTATCGATAATTGATTTACAACGGACTGGAGGATTTCTGACTCTCGAGCCATACCTTTAATGCCTCTATAATTTCAAATTTAATTTTAAGTGTCTGTATATCTTGCTTCTCATTTTTCCATTTTTCTATCGCTGGATTAAAGTAAGGTCTCGCAGGTATCTTTGCCGCAAGATTCTTTCCAGCGTTTCCTCCGTATTCATGTATCGCAGCGTAAACTACGGAACTGCCGTAGGTAAGTTCGAATCCATTATTTGTCGTATCTATTTTATAGATATTTCCATCTGTCTCTCTCTTTGGAGAGAAGGAACGAAATAATTTTCCGGTCAATAATCGGAGGGTTCCTTCGCCCGTATTCGGATTTCTTTTTCCCTCCTTTGTCTTGAGCGTTGTCAAGTCGAGGGTAGTTTTTTTCATATAAGTCCCGATATACGATTGCCAATCCGCAGCGATTGTTTTCGCAGCGTTCTCATATATTCGGGATAAATCTAAAGCACTCATTTATACGGTCGGAATAACATACAAACCGAAATACTTTTTCCAGCCGATATCCTCTTTGAGCGAAGCATTGACCGTTTGCCCAGCGCCTCCACTTGCTACGGAATTTAATCCAAACCAGTTCCCGCCAATCGGAGAGGAACGATAAACAAGCGATACCATTTCTGAAATGCCCTGTAAAATTGTATAAGGCATATTCGCATCTGAATATCCAGAGGATAAAGTAATCTTAAATTCTCCTTTGTTTTTCTCTCGATAGATAAGATAATTTCCATAATTCTCTGCTTTCCATAAATATAGACTCGCATTAACATTCTGGAAAGTATCGAAGTCATTATCCCTCCATTGAACTCCAGAGAGAGAAGTATTCACATTATAGGGGATAAACTTTGTGCGATTTCCGTTTGCGTAATTCTCGATTCCTTTCTCCGCTTGAAAATAGAAAATTACTGAATTGCTACGGAGAGGCTGACCGCAATACGATTCAGCCTCCGCATAGCAAGTTTCTATAATGTTGTCGAGCCATTCATATAATGCGATATCCTCCTCGCTTGGGTCTCCGTTTACTGCGAGATTCAAGAAAGATAATACAGCATTAAATTGTCGAGGGAATTGACTCGTAAACATTATTTATTTTCCTTTCTTTGTTTCTGTTTTGTTTTGTTTTGCTGTATCGCTTTTCGCAATACCTTCCGCAATAAGTTTCTCCGCGATTTCCTCTGACACTTGCGTGTATTGTCCTGCGGATACTCCATTATATTGCTGGAGGAGAAAAATATCTTTTAACATATTTTACCTCTTAACTTGCGGATGTCTTCAAAATACCAATTGCACTCGGAGCAGGGAATGCGAACGCAACACGCTCGACAACCTCGATACCTTTTTGATGAGTGCCGCCCAAACCAGTTGCGCCAAAGTATTCTTTGTATTCATTAATAGAGATATCCTCTCTAATACCCATGACTGTAAATTGTGAGAAGTCACAATAAATTGCGGAGGCAGTTGATACTGCGCTTGTTGGGAATAGAGAATCTGGAACGACATGCATAGGTCTTCCTGTTATCGATACATAGGTATTGCCCTCGAGCGCTGTGAGTCCAATCGCAGGGACATCGAGAGGTTTTACCATATCGAAAATCGGGCGACCGTTTACAGAGTCAGTCTCTTTCATGAGATATCCGAATACAGATTGCGGAACGACAAAAGCACCATTCGCACCGACAGAGGAGTTAATTGACAAACGCAAGTTAATCAAGTCTTTCCATGAGATTTCTGCGAATGTATCTTTGCCAGAAGTCGAGGAACCGCCTTGAAAAGATACAGTCGTTCCTGCAGTTCCGATAAGTCCTGTAAAGTTCGGCGCAATTCCACTGCCATTGAAAAACTGCTTGTCTTCAGTTTCTGCCAAAGCGCGACCCAATCCGTTTACTACATAATCGAGAAACGCAGGTGTCGCATCTTGCAATTGCTCTTCAGAAACGATAGCACCGCCAACAATTTTACGAGCGGTCAATGCGGTTGCCGTAAAAAAGTTTGCGGAGTCAGTAAGAGTCAATCCAGAACCTTCCGCAACTACGGCACCTGTAAATGCTCCAGAGCTTACGAGGTTCTCTGTTTTCCCCCGCATCGGATAGATTTTTGCGAGCGCTCTTGCGTATCCAAATCTATCCGCGAAATTCATGATTTCCTCAATCCAGAATTGCGGAACGGCTGCGCCACCTTGCGATGCGGTTCCAGTATTAAAGTTCGCGCGAGTAATATATCTCTCATTCGCTTTGCGTGCGATTTCATCTGCAGCACCTTCTCTTCCTTTGTGAATTGCGAGAATGTAATCGGCAACCATTCTTGCTTTCTCATTTCTTGAGTCGTGGTCTGCTTTGATTTTTACAAAACCATTCGGAGAAGTTGTCTGCGATACTGGATTTACGGAACGCATTTGCTCCGCTACTTTCTTGTCGACTACTTCCTTTAGTTGCTCTTTTGTCACGATAATTTTTTCCATTGTATTTTTTTCCTTTGTTAGATAAGTTCAAGAATTTCGTCAGTAGTTTTTTGCGTTGGTAAATTGAGCGAGAATACTCTTTCTACTTTCGCAGGTGTCTCGATTGCTTCCTCTAAATCGAAAGCTCTCGCTGCCTCTGTTGTAATCGCATTCTGTATTTTCTTGTATCCATTTTTAATCATGGACATTCCTTCCGTAATCTGCGCTTGAGTCGATGCTCCGATTTTCTTTCCGATTCTGATTTCCTCTGGAATGAAACTTGCGGATACTTCCTCGGCTTGAGGATTTTCGGAAACGACATCGACCGGTTCCTCGGCTACTGGAGGTTCCGAGATTTGGTCTTCCGTTGGCATCGCTTCACCTGCGAGGGATGCGAGCAAGTTTTTACCACCTTCCTCTGCGAATACTTTGGCAGCAGCATCGCTCTCCTCTGGAGTAAATCCCAGATTTGCGAGTTCTGTCGCTACGGCTTCCTGTATCGCAGGGAGGAGTTCGTCTTTGATTTTCTGCTCTATTTCTGGAGTCAGCATACGAATTTCCTTTTTTAATTTTTGTAGTGAATCTGTAATAAGTTGTTTTATATTTCTTTTAATAACTGCGTTTCTGTTTGCTGGAACGGATACGATACTAAATTCGACAAGTTCTGATTTTGTATAGACAGTCACTTTCTTTCCGTCGATAGTTTGCTCCTCTGACTCGATAGGGATAATACCTACGGATGCCGCCTTTACAAAACCTGCGTTTATCAATTTATTGAGAGTTCTGCCTTCCTCTGTTATGCATTCTATCTGAATACTTGCCTCGAGATTTTCTCCATTCAAATAGAATCCGAGACACTTTCCGACAGGCCATTTATCCGAATCATGTTGCGCAAGGACAATCGGATTACTCATGTATGCCGAGTAATCGATTCCAGAGGGAACGATAATCGTGCCATATCTATCGACATCGGGAGTTGAAATAGTAAAATGCCAGATATCATTCTCGGCATATTCCTCTTTGTCCTCCATTTCGTATTCTGCGTAATCCTCGCCATATCCATTTTTTTTGAGAATCTGCAATCGCCGTTGTAAAATTTCCATTTCGGTTCCTTGTATATTTCGAGATTTATCCTCTTTCTTTTTTTGTTCTGCATTCCGAATGTTTTTACTCCAATCGTGTCCAGCATCTCCTCCCCACAAGCCCCAAGCGACTCGACCGGGACTCGGGTATCCTTCCTCGTCAGGATAAAATCCCTCCGCTTGTTTATCTATTAAGTGCCTTTCGAAATAGGAATACATACGGAGAACGACATCGAGAGAAATCTCCTCTCCTCTCATAATCTGTCTCGCTCTTGTAAGTCCTATTCGGGTTCCTCCTCTCTTTCCTTCCTCTTTCCATTTAATCGCTCTTTCTGCCTCTGCTTTCATTCCTTTTGTCGGGATATATCCTTCTGCCATTTATTACCTCTCTGGAAATAATTGACAACGGCAATTAACTGCGTTCCTTGCGGACAAACCATCTCCGAGCGGTCGAGTAGTTTGTTCTCCTCCGACAATAAAATATCCTGACTCATTCGGATATTGACCATCGACAGAGAGGTGCGAAGGGCGAACTTTGCCATCTCTTTGCGTGAGCCATACGGACTTAAATCCGTTCTCTCGATACATGGTATATTGCACGGCACTTGTTGCGTTTGCGCTCGTGGTATTCGCTATCGTTTTTGCTCTCGAGGGCAACAAGGTATTAAACCTCGCTTTGAGCGCCTTCTCGATTACAGAGGGTTCCTCTCCAGATAATTTTACAAGTTCTGACTGCACCTCTGTTTTAATCGCTCCGATAGATTCCGAGATTTTATTTCCACTTTCTTGCGTGACTCCAGAAATATAATTGTTTATTGCTGGAGGTAATTTATCCACTTCGACACCGAGTTCCTTTGCGAGTTCTCTTTTAATAACTTGACACGATTCGTTTACCGCATTTTGATATTTCGAGATTTGCTCTGGAGTAATCGAGATATCCGATATATCCGTTCCTCCTATTCCGACTCTTTCGAGGATATCTTTCTGAATTTCCATGAATGCAGAATCGACAACCCGTTTAATCGATATTGCGTTTTTCTCTGTTAATCCGTCATATTTGCGCCAAAAGTAATCTTTGATATCAGAGGTCAGGATTTCCAGTTCCGACTCTCCAGAGGGATTTATGCGAGAGTTTACGGCATTCTGGAGTAATCCTGCCTCCGTTATTTCCTCACTATCTTTTTTTTTTACGATACCTCTATTCTCTGTCTCATTTATCGGAGGAGGAATCGCGCCCAAAGGCACGAAACCATTTCCAATTAAAGCGACATCTCCTCCAGAAATAATATCGTATCCTCTCTCCTTTCTGGATTCATTTATCGTTTTAATTCCCCACTTTAATTCGAACTCCTCTTTCTGTAAATCGACAAGAGGGTCATCGTAAACGAATCTTTCTGCCTCGACCAAAAGAGAATCATCCCAGCGCTTAAAGTGTCGAGTAAATTCCTCCGAGATATAGAGTGCCTCTGGGTCGATTGTATTCTGTCTGAATATCGCCCATTGCACCTCTGCGGTTGCTCTGTTTTGATATTCTCCATTTAACATTCCAGGCGGCACTCCGAATACTTGAGCGATTTGCGCTCTTGTGTCGGAGGAAATGGAATCGTAATTTATCGAGAGTTCGCCTTTCGGCGGTAATTCGAGAGACAAACCTCCAGCAAGCAAACCTCGTAATTTGTAATCTGGCAGTTCCTCATTCCAGCGGGATTTCAAGCGTTCCCATTCATCGTAATCGAATCGCTCGGGATACTTCGCAATAAGAGGAGGGACTGTATTATTTTTGAACAAGCGAGCGAGATAGGCAGAAATTTCTTTATCGATATTCGCATATTGCATCGCCGCTTGAACGAGTCCGACTCCAAACATATTCATGCCGACAATTTCCTCTTGTCTCGCTGCGGGGTGTATTCTCGCAAGGTGTATCATTTCCTTCTCGGGAATAGCGATATTACCTTCCTGCGCTGACTGATAAATATATCCGTCAATAAAATTATCGGAGCCTTTGATTACTCGAACCCTTGTCGGATTCAGCGCCCACATTTGCAGAGGAACTCTGTATCCGTTTGTCGGAGTCCAGATAAAACAATTGCCATTTATCGAAAGCCAATTTTCAATATAAGAGAATACTTGCGAGCGTGTAAAATATGGATTCGGATTCGCGAGGAGTTCCTTCGCCCAATGAGAGCGAGGGAGTTCCTCGATTTTGTAATCCTTCTCTGAATATACCTCGAATGATAAATTTGCCAACGCATTCGCTCTTTGTTGTAAACAAGCGAAGACAGTTCCTCGCAAGGAGGCATCCAGTTCGTTTCCAGAATAAACAGAGCCGACACTCCTATCGCTTCTGCCTCTGGCATTCGGATTTTTATTTTTTTGCGGCTGTATTGCGTATGCAATCCGTTCGCGAATGTTCGAAAGTAAACTCATATAAATATGCTCGGAGATTTTCTAATAGCACCAAAGGCGTGCGCCAATGCATCGACAAAATCCTCGTGTTTATCCTGCGAGGTTCCAGTAAAATTTAATAGTTCCTCTGTAAATTCCTTTGGCAAATAGGAGGAATGATAAATCGTGCCATGCTCATATCGTGCCTCGACCGGCTGGAACCTTATTACCTTATCTCTATCTGCTTTGACTCCGACAACATTCATGGTAGTATTGCGCTTTAATTCTTGAACGAGCCACGCTTGTGCCTGCACAGATTCTATCGCAACGACTCTCGCATTCCATTTATCATGAATGCTCTGTATCCTCTCTCCTATCTCTTTGAATGTCCATCTGCCTCGAACCGCATCGCAGACAACGATTTCATTATCTTGCGTGACTCCGATTGTGACAATGGCTGTATAATCTGCCGTTTCTTTTTGAGAGATTGCGAGGTCGACTCCGATATAATAATCGATACATTTTTTGTCATCGGATACCTTGAGCCATTCTCTTTTAATTTTCGAGGCACCTCTATCTACATATTCAGCGAGAACCTCCTGCGCGAAAGCGAGAGAAGGTAATTGCTGTCTCATTAAATCGATTTCCGATTTCTTGATAAACGGATTGTCATAAGAGGTGTAATGAAACGATTTCCAGTTCGAATAACTCTCCGCCATTTTATCTAAATCGTAAAAATGATTTCTGCCAGAGGGAGTCGAAAAGAAATAGGTATCTCCTTCGTAATCCGCAAGAGTCGGCATAATGACATCTTGCCATGCCTCATCTCCATTCTCTGCGTATGCCCATTCATCGCATATCGCTCTATGGTATGCGTTCCCTCTTATCGTTTCGCTCCTCCAGACTCCAGTAAATTCGAGATACGAATTATTTAATTTAATCTGTCCTTCAGTGCAAGTTGCTCCGAGAGGAAGGAAAATTTTCTTTGCATCTCGATATCTTTTTTTGAGGTCTTTGTAGGTTGGCGCTGTATAGAGAACAAACGAGCCAGACACCTCCAGCATTTTTTCAAGAGCGAGACCGAAAGCGAGATAAGACTTACCAAACCTACGACCGCACCGAATAACATTAAACCGATTCCGATTCCTAATAATTTCAGATTGCTTCTCATGTATTCCCATTTCGAATTTCATTATCGCTCTCTGGATTTATTTGTGTCCATACCATTTCTATATCGGTTTCTTGCGTTCCGGTCAAGCCATTCGGAAAACAATATCGGAGCAATAATTCTGCAGCCCGTATATTTCCTTTCATTGCCTCTCCTCTTATTTTAAGGAGTATCATTTCGAGGGCATTGTATTCCTCTTTCTCCTCGCCCATAACGAGAGCAAGTGCCTTTGATAATTCTGGAATCTTTTTGGGTCTTCCTTTCGGATTTCCGCTTTGTCCTTTTTTCCAGCGATTACCCTTTCCTATGACATTTTCTGGATTCGGCATTTATTTTGTTTATCGATTGTTTTTTCGAATGTTATTTGACAAACTGGATAAACTCTCTCCGAGTCTCTGGATTCGAGAAAAATACTCCTCGCAGACATTGTGTTGTTGTCTTCGCGCCTTGTTTTTTTACTCCTCTCATTGCCATACATAAATGCTCTGCGGTAATCGATACCGCAACTCCGAGAGGGTTTAATTCGCTCTCCAATTTATCCGCTATTTGTTGCGTTATTCTTTCTTGATTCTGGAATCCAGAGGCATAGTATTCGACAGTTCTCGCAAGTTTTGACAAACCTACGATTTTACTGGAGGGAATATACGCAACAGTCGCAAAACCAAAGAAAGGCGCCAAATGATGCTCGCACAAAGAATAGAAAGGAATGTCTCTCTGGATAATCATTTCATTCATTCCCTCTGAATCGAATGTCGTGAAATTAAATTCCTTTCTCTTTGTAAATTCCTCCAGAAATTTTATATATCTCTTTGGAGTATCCTTTAGTCCTTCTCGACTCGGTTCCGAATCGAAAGTCTCTATAATCTCTCTTATGTTATTCTCAAGCGATTTCATTACAAAACATTCCAGATTTTATGCTGCTGGATAGATAACTTCCAGAGGGGATTCTCTTTGCATAACTCGATACAATGCTGGAGGTTTTCTCCGTTTATCATGTATCCATCGCTATGAGGGGATATCCAGTAATGCCCTGCGATTACAGAGGGTTGCGGGATATCTTGTCCCTTATGTCTGACATATCGTAATTCAGAAACTCCATTCGGAAAGTTTTTCTCGAGGACATGCTCTGCCACTTTCGGAGAAACGCAAACGAAATCGATATCTAAATTACAAGCGTGTAATCCAGAGGTTTCGAGCGCTTGGTAATATCCTTCCTCTCTAAAGTAGTTTACTATCTCTGGAGTTAATTGGTCGAGAGGTTCTCCTCCTGTCCATGTAATCTCTCTGCATTCTGGAGATAGATACTCGAGTGTCTTATGTATCTCCTCGATACTCATTTCCTTTCCTGACTCGAACTCTGTATCGCATCGTATTCCAGAGGCATAGCAAGCGAATCGTGCCTTACAACCTTGTAAACGAATAAACAGAGTCGGCGTTCCTGCTCTCGCACCCTCGCCTTGTAATGAATAGAATATCTCTGATACTTGTAATTTATTACTCATGCTATCTCATAAGTTGCGGAGCATTTTCGTGTCTCCTCGATTATACATTTTGTCAGAATTACTCCAGTTCCCTCGAGTTGCTTTGGTGCTATCTCTTTGACAAGATATTCAGCCATATTCTCTGCGGTCGGATTAAAGGGAACGATACAGATGCTTTCTGGAGAGAGAAGCCATAGGGATTCAAGAAATGGGTCGGATTGCCATAGGAGAAACTTATGGTCGAAATTCTCCTCTATCCATAAGCAGAGTTTTTCTTTGATAACAGAGAAATCGATTACTCTGCCAATCGAATCCAATCCCTCCGCTTCGCATACGAAATGAATACGATAGTTATGGCCATGTAAATATCGGCATTTCGATTCATGACCGACAACACGATGTCCGCAGGAAATATCATGGTATCTCTCTGCGGTATGTTTGCCGAATGTTTTATCGTTTAATTCATTCATTGGAGGGAAATATAATTTTTTTATTTTCTGACTTGATTACTTTTTTATCATTCGTGCCATTTAGCCATTGCAATCGTTTACCGACAGAGAGTCTATCGAGAGGGAATACTTGTTTATTTTTTAATACTCTGGATAGATACTTGCTATAATTATTCCCTGTAAGCCAAAGGATTTCGTCTGTATCCTCGATTTCCCGTTTTAACTGAATCCACACATTATACGCCCATTGCATTTGCTCTCGCTTTGACATATTATTCAGAGTCAAGTCGTAATTATCGATTCTATCCTCCAGATTCAGTAATCCATATTTTGCGGAGAGAATGTATATCCTATCCGCATGACTCTTTGCATATTCCAATTGCTTGACAAACAGAGGAGAGGAGTATAAATCCTTTGCCTTATGAGTTCCGTTCCGTTTCATTTTAGAGCAACTGATTAAAGCAATTCTCATATCCAGCCGTTGTCCTTTGCTTTGTAATATCCGTTTGCCCTCAAAATAGAGGAGGGATTATCTAATTTCCCGAATCCCCAATCATTCGGAGTCATGTCTCCATTGTAATCCGTAATCGTTTTATTTACGATTATCTCGAGGCATCCTAAATCCTTCGCAAGTTTCCACGTCTCTGCCTTTGAAAGATACATTAAAGGCGTATGTATTTTAATTTCGTGTTTATCCATTCCGAGTCGCAGAGTTTCCTCCAGAGAGGATATCGTTTCTTGCCTGCAATCTGGATATCCAGAGTAATCCGTTTCGCATACTCCAGTCACTATATCCGCAATCCCTTTCTGGATTCCATACGATGCCGCAATCGTAATAAATAAGAGATTCCTGCCAGCAACAAAAGAGGAAGGCAATTCGGGATTTATACTGGAACTCTCATTATGACTCCCTCCCTCTATTAAACTGCTGCCAGAGAGTAATCCTTTCATCGAATATACTTTATACTCGACTTTCGCCTCCTCTGCAATCTCCTTTGCTTTCTGTAATTCGATTCCATGCTTTTGTCCGTAATCGAATCCAATTGCCTCGACATAATCGAAATTTTGTTTTGCCCAGAATAGAGAGGTTGTCGAATCCTGTCCTCCAGATAATAGCACGATTGCTTTCTTATTCATTCTCTTTCTCCATTTATAGATATTGCTCTGCATAGATACCGAATTTACACCATTCGAGATAATTATGGATTGCCGCTTTTCGTGCCTCCAGTTTCATTCCCTTGTTAAAGTGCTTTAACATATCTCTGCCATCGAATTGCCAAAGGAAACCACCTCGATTTCCATAGACCCATGAAGTCGAATCTACTGAATAGAAATTATACTTTTTTAATCCCCTGAAATTTGTAAATCCGAGTCCGTGCACTTTCGTCCCTTTCTCCTTTGCCATTTTTAAGAGGGGAGTAAATATCGGAAACTCATTTCCTTTTATTTCTTTCGTGACAATACCTCCGATAGCAACATAATCGTAATCGCTTACCATTTCTTTCCAGTATTCAAGCCCTCTCGATTTATGCCAGACCGGTATCGATTTTTTTCCAGTTAGTTCCTCCAATCGTTTGCGGTATTCCTCGACTTTTTTTATTCCGACAATGGAATCGATATCAAGTTCAAAGAATAAATCTATGTCGTATTTATTGATAAATTCTGCATAAGATTCGATATACTTATTCCAGTTTACATTCTTTCCGTTCCCCTGCAAATATGTAAACGCTCCAGAATCGAGAAGGAATCCTCGAAAGAAAGGTCGGAGAGCCATGAGCCATTCGGAATTTCTCTGGATATAAAAAAAAGATTCGAGAACATACGGATTTGCGCTCTCGAATTTCTGTATTTGCGATTTATCGGAGGATTTTATCGATTCCAGATATCTCTCGACCGCAATCTCGATAACATATTTCCTCGAACTTCCTCCAGATAGATAAATTTTACTCATGTCTTTCCATAGTTTATTTAGATTTCCCGCCGTTAAAATTCCAGAGAGATAAATTTTCATTTTACAAACCTAATAAACGGGCGACTACTTCCTCTTTTGTCCCTGCGTGCTTTTTGAACGCCTCGATTACTGAATCGTAATCCTCCTCCGTATATTCGAGAATGATTTTATGCTTACTTTCCTTCTCTTCCTCCGTTTTTTCCATAAAAAACGAATCTAAATCGATTTCTGTGCTATCCAGACCTGGAATATCGAGCCCCCAATCCTTTAATGAATCGATTTCCCATTCATTCGCAAGCATTTCGAAATCCCATTCTCCGAATCCGATATTATCTTTGATAATAAATTCTTTTTGTTTATCCTCCGACCAGTTGACAATCTCGATATCGACCTCTTTTATCCCTGCTTCCTTTAATGCCTTTAATCTCATATTCCCTCCGAGAACCATTTTGTCGGGAGTGCATACAATTTTGCGCACCGATAGCATCTCTGGAAATTCTCTTATACTTTTTACAAGTTTCAAGAAATTGGCATCTCGAATTACTCTCGGATTATTCGGATTTTCTTTTAATTCGGATATTTTTACTTTCATTTCCTTGCTCCTTTTTGGTTATGTAGGTATATTTTATCGTTTTTCGGGTTTTCGCCTCTTAAAATCGATTTACGGCGGGTTTTTTGGGGTATTTTATCTTATTGACTAACCCCTATTATCGCTCCTATAATGAATCCGATTCCCAAAGCGCCTAAAATTACTCCGTATGGATAGGGCTCTTTCGATTCCAGAGGTATAATGATTTCCCTTGTAATTATAGAATCCGGTCTCGGCTTAAAAACGAGAGAAAAATTACCCTTTCTATCGTAATAACTGAATGCCGTATGTATTGTATCTCCAGAGGGAGTAATTACGGAATCTGCTTGAGCGATAAAAGAGGTATCTCCGCAGGGAATCGAATCCCCTTGTAAAAAAATGAGGGTATCTTTTGTTTTCCATGCGGTAGTTTTAATTCGAATAGTATCTTTTATGTAAACTGGGCGCTCTTTCGTTTCCACTTTGGTAATTATCTCTTTTTTGATTTCGGGAGTTTTATTGCACCCTCTATTTTCAATTAACAGAAAGAGAATTACTATCGAGAGTATTCCAGAGATTGCGATTCCATATTTCTGCGTTTCCATTATTCGACAACTCCATTATTTATCCATAAATTTCGGACTGAACTATCCGATTCAATTATTGCGAATCCATGATTGCTGGAGGAATAGGGCATATATCCCTGCGATAGTTTACAGAGGCAACCCGTTGTCCATGTCCGAATAAACTTTCCAGAGAGAGACTTTCCAGAGGAGAAGGAACTCCTATGGACATGACCCATGATTGTCGATTCAAAGGATTTGAGTAATAATGCTCTCGCAGGATTTATACCTCCTCCGATTTTTAATTCGTGTCCGTGAATTACAAAAACATTATTTGCCCTCAAAATTTGAGTCGATTCGCAGTATTCGATTCCATGTTTATCCAGTTCGAGCATTTCTTTTAATGAAACGATGCCCTCGAGTTCCGTTGCTTTCTCCATAATATAGCGGACGAGTCTATCCTCATGATTTCCCTCTTTGAAAATTATTCTTGCATCTGGATAATCTTGTCGGATACTCGATAGGAATTTTTTGGCAAGCTCTATTTCATGTAAATACTTTGGAGTGTCTGGAGATTTAGGATGTCTTGATATCGCTGCTGAATCTAATATATCTCCGTTTAATATAATGTTCTCGCATTTCTCTTTTTTGAGATAGGTAAGTGCCGCAACGATTGCTGCTTTATCATGAATACCGAGATGCAAGTCAGAAAGGATTGCGGTTTTGCCCTCGAGTTTAATCGGAT